AGAAAATTTATGAATGTGAGTTCGCATGATGAATGAAAAATAATGAATGAGCGATCCAACATTACCTAGTCAGTTATGAATGTCAATAATGAATGAAAATTCTGAGAATTCTTACTGAGAATTAATGAATGAGAATTTTTAGGTTGCTTATGAATGGCGATTGATGTAATATTGTAGTGTTCTATATCATTCACCCACAATGAACGAAAATGAAAGAGACTTTAAAAAAGTACTCGAATCCATCAAATCTCTTGAGAGTCAAATTATTGAACTCAACTTATATGTAAGAGAACAGATTAAACATCTGCTCGAAGAAAATAAAAAGGACATAACTTATCAGCATGAGATTAACTTAGATGATAAGAAGGTCATAGGTCAGATAATAGATCTTATCTCTGTTCAAACGAACCAGATAAAAGAATTAAAGGAAAAAATCGGTGACTAAAGAGGAAGCTGAAAATTTCATCTATAAATGTCTGGTAGATAACGAATCCAAAAAAGATCCAAAAGAAAAATTAACCCGTTTGGATATATGCGATATACTGCATACTGATTTTGAGATTCCTAAGTCAACGGCATATAGATATTACAAAGACTCCTTTAATCTATATAAATGGGAACAGGCTAAACCCGATCCAGATAAAAAGATTAAAGACAATAAAGATACCATTTTAGATAATGTGTTAGATACTGCGGAAGCTGCACTGGCTGACGGAGATTCTATCTCATATTTTAAAGGTATCGAACTATATTCAAAATTACTTACGAGGTTTAAAAAAGTATGAATTTAACGTACCAACAAAAATGTTTTCAATGGGCATCTATGCAGTTTCTCTATGAACCTTTAGATGATGATTTCTTTGAATTATCAGAAGAAGATCAACATGAACATCTAGAACAATATGCTTGGGAACCTATTAGTCATCATGATGGCTACAAAATAGCATCATATATAGACTCTTTAGCTACTCACATCATTGAAGAAACTTATCCAAAAAAAGGGGATTTTAAAAATGTCTAATTCTTTCTTACACAACCATCAATCTGCGTTAGATAGCCAACGTGAAGATGATGCAATCAAAGATTTGCAGGATTCGGGTATATATCCCGATCCAGATGACAAACATTATCCTATGGAGACAGATTATGACGGATAAAGAATTTATTGAAGTAATTTATGAACTTGCTTTTGGGCATGATGCTATTAATCGTAACTTTAGTCACGCTGAAGTTATTGAACAGATTGAAGAATTTAATGAAGATTCTCTCAAGTGGGATAGCATACCTGATGACGATAAAAAAGAGTGGGAAGATGCTTTCTACGATTACGAACCAACAGATGACGAAGTTAAGTCGAGCTTCGGTACAAAATGGCATGACGGATTATGAAAATTAAACAAATTATGTATAGGAGCTACTGTGATCTCGAACCACAAGAAAAAAGATTCTATACTCTTAATTCTGAAAAATATGAATTAAACACTTGCAACGAATGTCAAATGATTGATAGTACTTATGAGTTATTTTGGGATTCTGATTATTACTTAAAAGGTAATAGTTGTTTATGTGAAATTTGTTATGAAAAAATTGGAGGTGAACCACTTGATTAAAAAAGTTTTAGTAACTCTTTTAGTTACAGTGGACACTGAAGATGAAGAAATTTGTCCGACAGGCGATCCACTATCTGAAAATGTTGTTCTAAATGTGTTAGATGACGGATTCTTTACTGATCCTGTAGAAGAGATATGCACCTCGCATTTATCTGATTATGTAGAACATTCAAAACGTACTGAAAAAAGAATCGAGGATCTCTATTATCCTTAATTAAACAACCGCTAACTCTTTAAGTTGTTTGTGGTAACGATCCACTCTATCTAAAAATACACATTCTGCTCCTCTTAGTTCTATTTCTGAGAGGAGTTTTATTTGTGGTTTTCCACTTCTGCGAGCTACCACAACTGCACCTTTTTTCGCTTGTATTCCTGTGAGACTCTTGAGACCCAGACTGTACGCTCCAAGCTGATGACAGAATTGGTTTATCATGTCATCTGACCTAGCTTCTTTTGCTGTTTTCCAATCTACTATGAATGGCCCTTTTCCATCTATGTCCAATAGAGCGTCTGCTGTACCAGCAAATCCATATCCTGCTTTGTAAACACTAAATTCAACTGCATGAATGGCGGTTACACGTTCCAGTATGAATGATCGTAGACCTCTTGCGTAGCCTGACGCACTCCAGTTAACACGAGGTGCGGATTCGGCTGCTTTCTGGAGAGCCCATTGCGTAACTTTTTTCGGGCAGCGTTCCAATCCATCATCACCTGTTCTCCATATACCTCGCTTATTTGCGTTTTGCCTGGAGAATTTGGCTGCCAGTTTGAGGATAAATTCTGCATTAGCGTGAGCCAGCCTTCCTCTTTCACAGGCAATATCACGTTCCATAGGGGAGTCAGGTCTTTGTAACCATTTTTCGAGAGCATCTTTTGTATGGGGTTCTGCGGTTTCTTTTAGTATGTGTGTAACTGAGTGATATATATTATCGTCACCATCACGGTAGACTCTGTACGGTCCACTATTATCTTGAATTAAGTTCCACTTTCGTAGAGAGGCTAGTGCGTTTTGTTTGTCTAGCGTTCCCATAAGTGGATAATAAATACACGTTCCCATAATTACTATATAGCAAAATAAAAAAGAGTCAATAGCTAACGGGACTTACACATACCTCAACTTAAAACCCCGAGGTAGGGAAAAAAGTATGATGCCCGAATAGTTTGACTCTTATGAATGGCGATTATTCAGCTTCTTTGAAAGGATCACCGCCATCTATCAGACGAGATAGATCAAATCCTTCATCTTGGGCTGCATCCCATGATTCGTCTACAGTTTTAGCCATAGCCTTTTTCTTTGGGGCAGCTTGCACAGTGTATCTAGTGTCTGTACCTTCTCCATCACGAGATAAGTAAAAATCACATTCAGTCATTGAATCTTCATAATCCTCTAATTGGCTTATGTTATCCAGTGCTTGAGTAACTGTTTTTTGGGTCCATGAAAATACCTGTACACGTTCCATGTCGTAGTTATAAACAGGAACAGCATGAGCTATTTTGCAAGCTTCTGGACCTTTGCCATCTCGTGTAAGAGATCTAACAAAATCATCACCGAGTTTAACTGCAATGTCTTCTGGTGTTGGATCTTCTAAAAAACGGAATGGTTTACGTTTTTGGGGATCGTTAACATCATTGCCCCATAGTTCGTAGAACATGAATGGCTCTTCTGCTAATAATGTAAAACGTACTTTTTGTCCGCTTTTGACACTTGATGGATTCAAGTAATTGTCTTTTGTGCTACCTACTGAAGTAGCGTCTTCTCTCGCTTTAGTTGAGATGAAAGGCATAATGCGTGTTGGCTATAGAAGCCTGAGTTGCATTACTATTGTAGTACATAGACAAATCAATGTCAATGGTATATAATAGAAAAACCCTAAAGGGTGGAGTTCCTTCAGGGTTTCAACATATAGTCTACAGTAGGTATTGTAACACATGAATGGCAAAAATTTTATTCCTGAAATCCCTCTTAACTGGGTAACTTGTCCTATATACGCACAGGGGGTTCTACTTCCAAAACGTAATGAATCAAGCCCAGATAGAGTGTCAGACGGTAAAGTTCCTTACGGTAAAGCATGGAAACAATCATTAACTGCTAACGATTCAGCTTTGATGATTGAAAGAGAGCCAGATAAATTTAAGGCGATTGGCATTTTTACAGGACAAAAATCAGATGGTCTTGTGATATTTGACGTAGATAAGAACTTGGGTGCTATCGAAAAGAAGTGGGGAAAGGATCTTAAAAACGCTCCAAAGGTTACTTCTCTTAGAAAAAATGCTGCTAAGTTTTTGTTTAAAGTACCAGATGATCTAGTAGGTGAAGTTGCGTCTATAAGTCAGACTGCTGCTGGACATGAAGGTTGGGAAGTTCTCTGGGGAGGCCAAGGGGTCATAGCAGGGGAATATTACAAGGAAGGTATAGGAAAGGGTGCATATAAGCTAAAAGGCGATCTATTTGACGTACCTGCTGCTCCTGAGTGGCTGTTATCTAGGATGAAGGATCAATATAAAAAGAACAATCAAGATGTTGATACTAAATATGTAGATAACAGATGGAGTAAACGTACCAAGGAAGAGAGGGTAGCCATTGTAAAAGGTTGCTTGAGTGTTATTGGATATAAAGGACCAAATAGTGAGGACTATTGGTGGGAAATAGGGGCAATGATAAACAATGAATTGCCTGGAATTGAAGGATTAGATTTATGGAGAGAGTGGTCTAAGAAAGATCCTGATTATGAACACTGTTGGGATGGTAGTGAAGATCCATGTGAAAGAAGATGGTATGGAACATGGAGAAATGATGGTGCGAGATACAATATGGCACATCTTATTGAGTTAGCAGATGAGGTCGATCCAGAGAGAAAAAGATTTAAGAATACTGGTTTAGATAAAATTATTGAAGATGTAAACTCTATACCTTTAAAACTTAGTCCAAATATATTAAATGGTTCATCTTTGGTAGAGCAGGTTGATGAAGCAAAGGAAATATACAAAAACCCTGCATTTTTAGAGCAAGAGCTTAGAAGAATATCTAAGGAAAGTGGTTGTGGACTACAGGACGTTATAAGAATGTCTGATTCTCATAATGCTTTTGTACGAGATGGTGAAGGTAAGCCCGTTACACTAAGTAAACTTAAAACAGAGAATATTGAGTATATTATTCCAGGAATACTGGCTAAACCTCTTACTTATTTAGTTCACGCAGATGGTGGAACAGGTAAGACTGCACTGTGTCAGACAGTAATTAAACATATATTGGAAGAAAAACCTATTGATGTTTATGGAGAAAAAGTTCCTGTAAAAAGAAAAAAGATTCTTTGGTTAAATGGAGATCAGAACGAAGCAATTATAAAAAATCAGTTTGAGCTTATGGGGATTAATCCTGATGATCCAAACTTAAGTATCAAAAACTCTTTTGATCTTGGATGGTATTCATGGTTTAAAGATACTCAAAATGCTGAGAAGTATGATTTAGTTGTGATAGATAGCTTGGACGGATGTAGTGTAAGTAATCCTGTAGATGAAAATAGAAGGGAATTTAGTAAGCCGTTAAAAGAGTTTGTAAAAAATAATGGTATTTCAGACAAGAAAGTTGGGTTTGAAGCCTGTTGCATAGTTGTGATACATCACAATACAAAAACAGGAAGTTTTAGAGGTAGTTCTAGTATTAGAGCAGCCGTAGATGAGACTTGGAATATGACGAGGATTCCATCTGCTGAACTACTAGAAAAATCTTTAACTGCTAACTCAAGATTAATTAATGTTGAAAAGTCTAGAGAGGGTAGAGAGGGTACAAAAATGATATTTGTTCTTAAGCAGGATTTCACATACGAGATAAAACATTACATAGAAGATATGTTGACTGACAATCCACATGAAAAGAAAAAAGTAGACGTTTTAAATTTTATTAGAAAAAGTGATAAACCTGTCTGTGTTAAAGATTTAATAGACGATCCAATAGGCTTGGGTTTAAGTTCTTCTATACGAAAGAGAACCCTTAGATATATATTTCAATTATTAGAGAAGAATAAGCTTATTCAAAGAGTAGATATTCCTGTAAATGTTAGTTCTAAAGGTGGTAGACCTGCTGTTTATTACATTGCTCCTGTAGTTGGTAAAACTATCGTTCCATACACGAAGCGTGGAAATAGTGTGTTAAAACCTAATAATAAAGTTATATCAATGGATTCGATTGACAAAAAAAATTGTCAAAACCCCGAAATTGTCAAAACCTATAAGGAGGATAGTTTTGACACAAAGGAGGTTTTGCCAAAACAAATTGTCAATGAAACTCCTTCCCTTGGAACGAAAGAGGGTTTTGACACACAATCTTCCGTGTATAAGGAAGATGAGGATGATAAATTTTGGGACACTGAAACTGAGTTAGAAACAATATCTACTTTAGATTCAGCGAAAATGATTTATGAATCATGTGTAGATGAGGACCAAAAGATTATTGATATTGACTAAATTTTATGTATAATATATGTAATTTATACGTATTATGTCCGATTTAGGAAAGTTTAATTCTGACTTAAATAACTATGATTCTGATTTCATGGCTATAAGTCAAGTACAGAAAAAGATGCTTGCTAGACAGCAAATGCATCAATTACAAATAGAGGAGAATAAAGGTATAGCAACATACGGTAAAAAAATAGCAGAACAAGCTATTAAAAGAGTACAAAAGTTAGAAGGTGAGGAGGGTTATTATACAGTAAAAAAGATAGATAACCTAGTGGGTAACTTGTGGAACGGTAATGATGAGAAAAGTGAAATTAGTAAAAAACTCGGTAAGCTTTGTACAAAATATGGAAGAACAAGAATACCTATAAAAGATTCAAATTGGGGATCTGTATGGGGTTACGATCCATATATTATTCGCATATTTTTAGAAAGTGAAGGTATATCTGTACCAGAGGAAATACTATATGCCCAATAGAATAAACTTACTGATTCCTGATTATCAGCGTGATTGGTTAAAAAGTAAGAAAAAACGCTTTACATCTATGTCTGACATAATTAGATTATTGATTGATGAAAAAATAAAACAAGAGGTTAATGAGTAGAAAAAGAATAGATGTGGTTATTTATCAAGTTCCGAAATTTGAAGATAGCCCATTAGCTACCGTGCGATTTACAGAATATGATGGACACGGTAGAGCAGTAAAAGTTAACGAAGTTGACTATTGGGAAAAAGAGTATTTTCATTGTCAGGTGTTAGAAGCTGTTGGTTATGGACTAGATGTTGCAATTTGCACACAAGAAAACATAAGAGTGCTTCAAAAAAAGTTAAATAGTTGGATTAATTAAACTATTGTGCTACAGTAACAAAGCATATTTATAGGTTCTTCCATGACCTCAACAATTACTAAACAAGAATATTCTGTTTATTACGGAATACAAGAATTAAAAAGATTACAGACAGCACATAGTCTGGCATTTGATACAGAAACCTTACAACTACAACCAGAAGAGGGCAAACTAAGGCTCATTCAGTTGGGTTGTTATTCATCACGAACCATAGTGGTGATTGATTGCTTTGAACTTGAAAGAAGTGATTGGAACTATTTAGAAGAGTTCTTCAGTAGTACCAATAGATTTTGGTTAGCTCACAATGCTGTATTTGATATAGCTTGGCTACAGGAACAAGGCATACATATAAATGGTTTTGTTAGGTGTAGCATGATAGCCAGCAGACTACTGACCAATGGTATTCCGCAGACTAAACACGGTCTGGATGCACTAGCTAAAAGACAATTAAATATAGAAGTGTCTAAAGAACAACAGAAATCTAATTGGGGTTTAGAAACACTGTCTAAGGAACAGCTTGAATACGCAGCAAAAGATATTGAAGTACTATTGGAGTTGGACCAAGTATTAGATCAAAAAATAAGAAATGCACAGCTTAATAGAGCATATAAATTAGAGTGTAGAGCACTTCCAGCTATGGCACAGATGTGGAGGATAGGACTACCCTGGAATAGAGAAGAATTAGAACAATGTCGTACAGATTATGAGGATGACATTAAAGAACTGGGTAATGAATTTATCAGAGAGCTTGATAATGACTTACCAGTTGGAGAGAAGTTACCTAGAAATGAGGATGGCTCGTTTAATCTTCGTGCGAAAGACCAAGGTTCTAAGAGATTAGGTACTAAAACATATGCAGGGTTTAATATAAAAAGCTCTAAACAACTACTAGAAAAGCTTGAATTAATACTTGGCTACACTCCAGTTAATAATGATGGTAAACCTAGTGTTGCTAAAGATGCCCTTAAAAATTGTGCTGCTGATTCTCCTACGATCCAAACACTTATGACTTGGAAACGTAGAGAAAAGCGTAGACAGATGGTTGAAAGTATCTTGGATAAAATGTCTGACGATGGATATGTAAGAGCTTCATATATGCAGTTGGGTGCAGATACAGGAAGAATGTCCAGCATCAAGCCTAATAATCAGCAGATTCCTAGAGATTCTGAGTTCAGACAATGTGTGCAAGCTCCTGAAGGTTGGAAGATAGTTGATGCTGACTTTTCACAGATGGAATTACGTCTTGCTGCTGCTCTAGCCAGAGATAAGAACATGACAGAAGCATTTAAACGTGGAGAGGATTTACACGATTACACAGCTAATCAGATGGGATGTGACAGACAAATAGCTAAGTCTGCAAACTTTGGTTTGCTATATGGTGCAGGTGCAGAAGGCTTAAGAAAATATGCAGGTAGTAGTGGTGTAATTATGTCATCGGATGAGGCTATGAAGATTAGAGATAACTGGCTCAATACATATAGTGGTATTAAGAGTTGGCAGAGAGAAATGAATTACTTAGCTCGTGATACAAATGGAGATGAATGGCCTGAGACTAGGATTCCTGTTTCTAATATGCGTAGGTTTCTTAAAGGTGATCTTAACCGTGTAACTGTCAGATGTAACACACCCATACAAGGTGCTGGTGCAGCGATACTTAAGTGTGCGTTAGGTAATTTATGGACACAGGTTAAGGAAGCTGGTGAGGATAAAGTAAGAATTGCAGCAGCCGTTCACGATGAATTGCTTCTTTTAGTTAAGGAAGATATTGCAGATGAGTGGGCTCAAATTCTTAAAACTACAATGGAAAAAGCTGAAGCAAAATGGTTAGGTGAAATCCCTGCATTAGCCGAAGTATCTATTGGTGATAAATGGAGTGAAGTTCATTGACCAGACAAGACCGTATAGATGCAGCCCAAAAACGCATCTTAGAATTAAAAACCTTAATTAAACACTGGAACAAAAAACAATGATTGGTATTTGTAAAAACGAAAACGGATGGTATATCTCCAAGCACAATAAACAGCTTGGAGTACAATACTACAAAACACTTATTGATGTAATGCCTGTAGCTTATGCAGAAGAATATAAGAGTAGACCTGATGAAGGATCTCTACAAAGAGATTCCGAAGGCAACTACTAAAGATATAGCTAGTATTATTGACTTTTTAAAACGAGCCAGAGAAGTTCGTACTGGTAAGTCTAAAAATAGGCGAGATGCCAGAAAAAAGTATGTGGAAAAGCAACTTGATAAAGCCGATTTGCCTTTTTGGTGGTAGAGTAGTACAAGAACAACATTGTAAATGGCTCTAAGACACGGAAACAAAAGTTATTATCAGGTTCTTATCGACCCAAATAGGGCTGAACTTATAGAAAAGTCAGCCGAAAAGAAGGGTATAAAAGGTACTGCCTGGGTTAGAGAGGTAGCTTATGAAGCTTTGGAACGTGAATTTCCTAGTTCTGAATATAAAATTGCTGAAGCTAAAGACGAATTGATGTGGCGAGAATCGGTCCAAAGACGTATTGATGGTCGTAAACCCAGTGCAAATAAGTGACACAAAAATATCTAGTAGGCCAACGATTTAAAGTTGGTGATAGGGTTACACGAAAAACTATATTTTCTGGAACCGAAGATTTTATAAAGAGATACGGGATGGTAAAAGAAGTTTTACTTAAAGAAAACAGAAAAGGTACATCAACTTATTATTATCAGATTCTCTGGAACGATAGTAAATCAAGTGAACACGCACAACACACGCTAGTAAGAGCAATTTATTGAAATACCATGAATAACAAAGATTTAATACAGAATTATTTACAGCAGCTAGCAGAATTGCAAAATCAGTTTTGGTTCAACAATTTAGATGTAAAGGAATATTGCGTTAGGTATGATGCTATAAATAAAAGGATTTATGAATTAGAAAAAGACTAAAAAATACGAAAAAACTTTTTTACAGGATTTCTTGGTTTTACTTTACTTAATTTTATGGCTGATAATTTTGACTCTAGTTCTATTACACGCATCATTGCAGTAGATAGTACAGCTTCAGCCCTTGCATGATTTTTCATCATGTCTATGCAGAAGGCTTTTATTTGTTCTATATCTTCACAAGCCCACACCTCTCTGCATCTCATTTCCACTGCCAATTCTGTTTCGGGAGGCAGTTTACTACCAATCATTTTCATAAACCCGTCATCTTCCATGGCTACTGAAGATTTGTGGTAGATCCTGGATATAATCTGGCTTCAATAAAACTTACGGCTTGATCGTCTATGGTGTTGTCTGTTTGTTTAACCAAAGCTTTTAATAGATCCAATATTAACCTTTTCATTGCTTTTGATTTTATAAAAACAAGAAGAATAGGTTTAAAAATTTTCAGCATTTGTTTGTGTTATGTATTTCAAACATAACAAACATTATCGGTTTTGTCCTTCTAACCTGCTAACCGCTTGCGATAACTGGTTTAATCTGTTGTAAATATCTATTATGGTACGTTCTCTACGATTACTCATGTTTGACAAAACCATAACAAATGCGGTAGCTCCTGCTCCTAATAAAGCTGCTTGTACTTCGGTCATTTGCGTAAATAGGTAATTATGTCTAGTATGACTAAAGAATCCCACTTCTGACATTTAAAATGGAAGATCAAGAAGAAAAGGAAGGTAATCGTGTTGAAACGATTGTCAAAATTGCAGTTTTAGTTTGGTCTGCAAGTATGCTGACTCTTTCTTACTACGAACCTGCTGACGGAAAGAAGATAGTGGACTTCGATCCAACTTTCATCGCTTCAATTTTTAGTGGAAGTCTAGCCAGTTTCGGTTTGCAGGTTGGTAAGAAAAAGAACAATAATGCTCCTAAAATTCCTACCAAAGAAACAACCACAAAAAAATGAAAAGACTTCTTCCATTCTTATTTTTGTTCTCAGCACCAGTTTATGCTGACATTACTGCGAAATATGTGACCTCTGCACAGATTTCCATTGATTCACCTTATGTAATTACCAATGCTGCTCCTAATACTTACAGCATAAGTGGTAGCAATATCACGACTTCTACAGGATCAGGAGATAGTATCGTAACCAATGGAATTGGAGGATTAAATTTAGGAAGTGTTAGTAATGGTTTGGCAGCAGTAACGGCTACAAATACCACAGTTACAAATGCTGGATCAGCGTTCTCACTATCAGAGTCATACCAAGCTGGGGATAGTACACAATCAGCAATCACTCCTAGCTCTGGAATAGCAACTCTTCCTGTTCTTGGTGGACAAACAACAGTAATTTCTGGAGGAACTGCTGGAAACCTTGCTCTTACAAGTCTTAGCTCTGGAATTCATACTTGCACTGCTGGAGGATCAGGTACTAGCTGTATTGGATCTACTACTGTCAGCATACAAATTGACTAGACTTTTCTGGTTAGTTTTATTAGTATTACCTATAAGGACACTTGCTGTCCCTGTAGTTCCACAGTTTCGTTCAGGATCTAGCACAACTTCAAGTTCTTCTGAATCAGTAATTAATGAAACTATTACATCTCATCAATACAGAACTGGATATAGTTACTCAAGTTCTGGACATAATATCGAAAGTGCTGATCTTAACGGATATATCAACCCTACAGCTACAACTCTTACCGAACAAACAGTTGGAGGAGTAAATTTTAGTTGGACTTCACCAAACTTAGAAGCCGTTCCAAGGTGGAAAATATCAACCCCAGGTTCAGCTTTCTCTCTTCAAGAAACTCTAATAACCCCAGGGTTAGACACAGTAACGACAATAACAAGAACAATAAATTCAAGCACTACAACAGAAACTACAACTACATTTGGGCAATAGCTCTAATCCTTTGCCCTGCAAGGGTTTTGGCTAACACTACAGTAGCTTCTCCCAACAGTACAGCCCAAGGAGTCGTTAATAACAATGCGACTATGATAACCCCATCAAGTTTGCCACAAAATAGATATTCGCAGGGAATTACCTGTACTTCTCCAAGCATGACGATTACTCCTTATCTAACAGATTCTTGGTCATTTAATCGACCTATAGAAGAGTTTACTTATCAGGAAATTTATGATGAAACAACAGGAGCAGTTAAATATACAACCAAAACTCCAAGATTTGAAAAAGATAACTATAACTTAAATTATGGTATTTCTATGCAATTCAATATTCCTCTTGGGAAAGGTGGTAAATTATGTCATAAAGCAGCAGCAGTAAATATAGAAGCTCAAGAATTATTGATTAAAAAGACAAAAATGGAGATCAGTCTTTATCGTTTGGAGATGTGTGCAAAACAAGCAAAATTAGGTGTTACTTTTAAACCTAATACTCCTAGTGCTGTTACTTGTAAAGATATTGTAGTTACTGTTCCACCGAATCAAGTTATCCCACATACTCATAAATTAAAGCAGTAGACAAGTACGGGTATTAACTTGCCTACCTAGACACCCTATCCTTCGCCAAAATAAACAGGGTTTTATTATTCTACCTTATCTTTCTTCTTTGTCAGCTTTTTGACTACTTGCTTAACTAAAGGTTTGACTGCATTAAGAAGTAATGGACTACTGGCAGCGACCAAGCCAATAACAGCAGTAGATACAATAGTAGAAACCTCTGGAATGTACTGATCTTTAAACGCAACGTCTTCATAGATAGTTATACATCTAGTACCATCTTCCCCTCTTTCATGTCCGATAACACGTTCCAATCGTTTTTCGTTACGAAAGTCTCCAACCCTCTGATTTGATTTACCAGGACAGGGAGGTAAAACTGGTGGCTTATCTTCTGGTATCTTTGGTATTTCAGCTTGTTCAGTCTTAGGAAGATCAGGAGTAGGATTATTAATAGGAGCTTCTTCTACAATTACTAAGTTTTCTGGAGAATAATCAAGCGGTACAAAATTAGGAAATGGAAAATCACAGGTAGTAAACACTCCATTAGGATCTTCCAATAACAAATTACGATTACCAGTATTCTTTATATCTCGATGCTGATAAGTACAACCAGGGGCATCAATCTCAGGTGGTGTTGTAATACTTAGATAATGAGGAATATAAGGCCCTGGAACGTCTGGAATATAAATCTCAGGAATACTTATATCAGGAATCTCCATCTTCTACATCTCCAATAGAAATAGACCAGCCTTTTTCTCCAAATTTACCTTTTTCTACAATTTTTGGCTTTTCTATCTTTTTATTTAATTCTTCGTGATACTTTTTTATGTCATTATCAAGCTCTAAATTAAACCTTTTCATTCGCATCCAGCTTACTAACTTATCTATGTAATATTTAACTAATTTCTTTAAAAATCCAAATATCATTAATCAAAAGCATCTCTTTTTTTCAATACTTCTACTTCTGCATGACATTTAGGACAGGATAGATTAGTCATTATTGAAAATTCGGGATAACCATTCATCCCATCTTCAATATCAATGTCACCACCAATTATTAATTCTGTATTGCACCAATAACAGTTCATTAGATTCCAAAGTTTTTAGGGATTGGCATAGATTCTCCTGTCATCTTTGGTAAGCCTTTATCTAATACTTTAGGCATCATTCCACTAACTCCTTCAAGAACTTTATTCATCATTTTGGTTTGGAATTGTTCTGATGTTACATATTTATAACCAAAGTACCCTCCACCGATGACAGATGACACCAAAACAAAGGAAACTATACTAAGAATGTTAGCTATTTTTTGAAACATGATAAAAGAAGCATTTTTAAAAGCATTAATGCCTGTCACTATTATAACCTTCGCTGGAATCTGTGCATTAGCACCTCTTTACGTCACTATGGGGATAATGACAAGGCAATTAAACGAGAAGGTTAATTAATCAGCAGCTTCGGCTGTGTTTCCCTCAGAAACCCACAATAGGTACTCTTGGTAGTCGGTGTTTGCTTCGTCAAGTGGAAAACTTTTTGAAGTGTTTGGTGGAAGGTCTTCTTTTTGCAAAATAGCAACAGTTTCACCGTTATATGCAAGTAATTTGTATTTAGCCATAGTTTAAAGCTCCGCTGAAAAAGAAAGATGAGTAGTAACACCACTTGATCTGACCATGCCACCTATGCCTGAATTACCAGAAGTTTGTCCTGATTGACTAACGATCTCTGCTGAATTTACTGTGGAATATCTTAATGTAAACGTATCAAAGTTATCACTTCCACCTTGCCGTCTAATCATAAAAGCATCAGAAGCATCTGTTATATCTAATGTTGGATTAGTCCTCATGTCTGCAAATCTTAAGGTTGTAGTAACTGTACTAGCATTTTCATAAACACCTAAGGCAATAGGTCTTTCTCCACTATCTGCACCCCGATTGGCACGAAAATAATACCTCTGACATAAAGCAAGCTCCTGACCTACATTAATTCTTTGATAATCAGTTGCATAGCTACCATATTCTAGTTTTACATTTGCAATATCTATTGTAAAGGCTGCTGTTCCTGTGTCATCTGCTGGTTGTCTAAAAACTTCTAGCCCATAATAACTATTATTGTTTGTACCAAAAGTTTTTCCAGATATGCTTGGTGGTGTAAATGTAAAAGTTTTTTTAACCCAACTTGAAGTTACTGTAAAATCTGCAACACCTGTTTCAACAGGACTTGATGCACTGCCACCAGTTCCAAAATCTTGCCTGTTTGTAATAGTAAAATGACCACCAGCAGGGTTAGTGCCTTTTGCCCAAAAGCTCAAAGTTACTGAGCCTTGTACTTTATCAACACCCTCTATTCTTTGACGTAATGCTACATTATCATTTCCTATAGTAACAGCATATCTTAAATAATATTTTGGGTTGCTTGGTACGTCAGTTTGACCAACAGTAAATGATTGTCTTGTTACTTGTTTAGTAGCACCAGAACTAGCTAATCTCCATCGGTCTGCTGCTAAATAACCATCGGTTGTATTAGAACCACTATCTGTTGCTCTTTGCCATATATCAAATTGACCATTAATTAGAAGATTATAATTAGATTTATCTGGAATATTGGCGGTACACGTTCCATCAGTATTTGAAATCGTGATAGCAGCCGAGCTTGCTGCCACCCCTTTTATCGAATTTACCTTGATCTCTGACATAATTAACTAGGTTCAGTAGGAAAAGTAACAGATGACATATCTAAGTTACCATTTGAATCAAGTGTAGGCGATGCACTTGATGGTAAATCACGCAAACTTTGACGATATGTTTTCCATTCTGTCTTTTTACTTGTACTTAATTGTGAATCAGTAAGAACAACCCAATCACAAGCTGCTAATAATCTATCTCTTTCTACTCTTAATAATCTCATGGGTTCTGCATTATTTAATCTTGTAACTTCTGCATTGATTTCAGATTCTGTTGGTTTTGTAGAACTATCTAACCATTCTAAACCAGAATAATCTGTTCCTCTCCAAACAAATTCTTTATTTGGTTCAAGGCTTTCTAAAGCATTAACTTTATTATAAATCATGCTGCAATCTCCATTGCTGTCAATGATGTCTTAGCCTCTCCATTAGTATGGTTAAAGATACAATTACCACTACCCCAACGTCTTGTAAGTTTTACTCTATAAGTAATCTCTGATGTAGTATTTGGAGAGTCGAGATACATACCATTAGGGCCAGCTGTGTAAGCGCCACCAGCACCAGAACCAAAGTAATAAGCATAACCATAAACTTCAGTTGAATCTCTATAAAGCAAAAGTTTAAATTCAGTACCAGATGCAACACCAGCAGGAGCGCTTGTTAAAGTAACTAAAACTTTACTGCTAGTAGCAGATGGTGTAATAGCTACATTTAGCATTTCGGTTTCAGTATTCGAGCTAACAGTTATTTGAGATGCAAGAACTGTCTGCACTACTTGTAAAACCTTACCAGCACTAAGATTTGTTAATGCCGAACCATTCAATGCTGGTAAGTTACCAGAAAGTTTTGTTGCATCAAGCGTACTTTGGCTTGTAACAAGCGTTCCATCTGCAACATCAGGTAAAGATATAACTCTGTTATTACTAGAAGATGAAGGTGCTTGGATACTTATTGACCCACCACCTGATGCTGCGTTTAGTTTAATCTTTGCTGTCATTTATCCAGCCTCCAATGCAGCGACTTTTGTTTCCAATACTTCAATTTTAGCAATAGCCTCCTGTAATGCAGCAGTAAGTAAAGGAATAATTTTACCAGTATCAAGCATTTGTGGGTCAATCTCCCCCTCAGAATCAACAGCATCTTTTTCTCCATTTACTGCTGTTGGAACTGCTGCTGTAACTTCATGTGCGAAAAAACCATCACAAAGGGTATCTTTATCAACTTTATAGTTAAACCTAATTGGTCTTAAAAGTTTTATTTTTTCAATACCATCAGTTATTTTTACATCATTTTCCTTACTTCTATAATCAGAAAGATTATTGAAAAATGCTTGTCCTGTACTTGTGGTTATAGTACCACAAGCAGTAGAGCCACTAATTAAAACAAAATGGTTAACAGTACCTGTATTATCGGTGTCTCTTGTTTTCATTGCATTACGTGTATTTCCTGCAAATTCAATACAAAAATTACCATCACTTGTTCCACCATTTGTGACAGAAGTTCCTAGTGTAAGTCTTTCAGACATAACTTGAACTACACCTGTACTATGAACTCGTAAACGTTCTGATCCAGCAGAAAAAAGTCTCATACTGTCATCAGAATGGGCATAAACTAATCTTCCTTGACCATTGCCACTTGTATCGCTGAAATGTATTTGTGCAAGTCCAGATGTACCAGTTTTTATGTTCATACCTCCATCAGAGGAAGTATCCATAATTACTAAGTTTTGTGAGCCATTTATAGATTCACCAGCTGGATCATTGGTTCCAATCCCTAAATTCCCAGACGAATCTACAGTTGCTCTAAGAACTCCACCCGTATTTATATTGACAGTATCAGATGCAAAATTTATTCCTGTATTACTATCCGTTCCCTGTAATGCTGGTGCGGAAGCTGATCCATCAACTCCAGAAATACCAGTAGTGCCGTTAATGTTTAAAGCCATAATTAAAGAATAACAAATAAACTGCCAGAAGGCACAGTAACAGTAACCCCACTATTTATAACAGGGCTAACAGTATGTGCATTTTTTCCTGATGTTATCGTATAGTTTGTTGTTACGTTAGTATCTGATTCAAAAAATACTTCATCAGTACCGCCTCCAGTAGCTCCAGCACCTCCTCCTATCGCACCCCAAGCACCATTGTTATAGCCTTCAAACTGATTTAATGTTGAGTTATGCCTAAACATACCAACAGCAGGGCTTCCGTCTCTCTGGGCTGTCGTACCAGTAGGTATTGTTAAGCTAGATGTATAGTTATGAGTTATCTTTCCAGTAAAAGTTCCTCCAGCTTGAGGCATTAATCCTAAATTTGTACTTGCAACCGCACCAATAGTGACATATCCATTATTTGCTGCATTTCTTATCTTTAAATTTCCATCAGAAGTATCAACGTGCCATTGGTACGCATAGTTAGTTGTCAACGCACCAGACTTACTATTATTAGACGCAATAGCCTGGAATAAATTATTTAGGTCAGTACGAACTGCACTACCTGTTCCGTTATCAATTATAAAATCATGTTCTGCCATTTCAAATAACTAACATTGTGTTTATTCTACCCTCCTTTACCAAATCCGACAGCCTGATAAGTGAAATTTCTATCAATCGAAGCATTTGATGAATTTTTGAAGTGAACAGTAAAACCCGTTCCAGAAATACTACTTACTTCAAAGTAATCTCCTGATGCCATATTCTGAGCATTGATACCAACAGAGGGTAAATTAGTATTTGCTCCAAGCAAAGAAGAAGTACCAACAAAAAATGGATTGGTAAACGTAACAGCCTTTGCTCCTGCTCCGCTTGCAATAACATTACCTTGTTCTGTTCTTCTCTGTAAAGATGCTGTATAACCTAACTGCGAAACTCTAATATCCTGTGCAGTATCGTTACTTGTAAGCTTTGCTCTAAATTGAAATCCTCTTCCTTTGTAAGTACCATTTGCAAAAGTCTGAAAACCAGAATAAGTAGGAGATCCAGATGGATTATCCTGTGTGACTCTTACTAACATTTCAGCATTAACTTCTGTTGCTGTTAACCCATCAAAATCAGTAATATCATCAATCAATCCTCTCGAATCAAATAAATCTGATGGATAAAATGCTTCTGATAAAAAATGACGTTTTAAATCTAAACTAAATACACCACCTAAATCTAAAGTATCTCCACCAGCAGTACCACCAAAATCATAAGTACCCTCTGGTACGATTCCACCAAAATCATCTAAAGATCCAACTAAATCAAAATCACTAATAGCATCAAATAATCCAGAACCAGCTAGGTTTATAGTTCCTGTCGCAGAATCAAAATCAATACTACTTCTTGTTCCTTGAAACTTAGGACTATCAGTATCTTCTCTTCTTGTCTGTGTAATAAGTGGAGCTTGATTATCAGGAAGATCAATTATTACGCTTGTCTCTCCAGCACAGAATCTACCACCATCATCTCTGAATTTTAAAATATATTCTCCTTCAAGATATGGAACTTCCGCAGAAGTTGTATTACCAGCTAACGCTTGAATTAAGTCGGTACTATTAGAAAATGTACCATTACCATTAGTCAGAGGAGAATGTCTGACATATACCCTACCTCCATGAGTAACATCTAAATCTGTAGATAAATTCCAACGTAATCTTACTAATTTTTCATTTATTGGTTCGGCAGATAGTCCAGTAACATTTGATGGTAATGCAGTTTTACCAACAGCATTAAAAGTTAGATCAGCAGAAGTCGCACTTGTCTGTAATGCAGCATTGTAACTGAATACTTGAAATTCATACGTTCCAATATCAGTATTAAATATCTCAAAGTCAGGAGAAGAAACTGTAGTAGAAACAAAATTACCATTATTAAATCTATAGTTAACCTGATATTGAGTAACACCGACAATAGGTTGCCAACTGACGATAAGTTTAGATACTGCCTGATTATTTATTTCAACAATCTTTTCTTCTGCCTGTAAAGCATTTGGTGGATCTTTCGGAAGATTCAGTATTGATACTGTTCTTGTCGGTAAAGTTGCACCATCTTCAATAAATGCGTATTTTTCATTTACATAAGATAAAGCAGTAATCGCATAATTTATTCCATCAGATTCTTCTACTGTTATTACTCTAAATTTCTGAGCTTGAACTGTATCATCTTGCAATAACCAAATTGTATTAGCATTTGGAGTCTGAGAAAAAGCAGAAGATACTGTAATAACTGCACCTGAGACACTTGATACTGACTTACTTTCAACAGTTCCATCAGGTAAGATTACAGATAAAGTTGGATTATTTGTTGTTGGTAAATCAGTTGCAGCAGAATCATCTACAGTTATCTGCGTAGTTGTGGCAGAACTAACTCTTCCTCCTCTTCTAAGACCAGAACGGACAGGGTCAGCTATTTCTATAACAGCACCAGGTCTTACAACAACACCAGAATCTATAGAAGTTGCAAATGCAACAACTTCACTTTCATTTTGTTCTGCAAATAAAATAGCTTTTGCTAATCTTCTAGCTTGACCTCTTGATGTACAAGCAAATCCTTTTACCTGTTTTAT